AACACAACAAAGGGTGAGTCAAAACAAATGAGAGTCTGGTGGGTTCCGATGTTTAACACCGAGGTCCAAGTACCAAGTATCGAACTTGAAAGTGAGGTGCCGTTCTAATGCAGACAACAATTTTTGGGCCACCAGGCACAGGCAAAACAACCAAGCTTATATCTATCGTCAAGCAGGAACTCGAAGATGGCACAAGGCCAGAGGACATAGCGTTTGTGTCCTTCAGTCGTAAGGCAGCGGACGAAGCTCGGACTCGTGCTTCATCTGCGTTGAACATGAACCCAGATGAAATGGTTTGGTTTCGCACACTCCACTCACTTGCGTTTCAATTTTTAGGTATTGGTACTAAGCAGGTACTCAGGGGCACAGACTTCAGACAGCTTGGCGATATACTAGGGTTGGAGTTTTCTTCCAACTCTTCTTTGAACATGGCGGATGGGCAACTCTTCTCACCGGGCAAGGGTGGAGATGCTTATCTGTCCATGATTCAGTTGGCTAGGGTTCGTGAGATTAGTATCGAGCAACAGTTCAATGACACCAACGACAGGCGGCTACACTATCAACAACTGAAGCTGGTAGATGAAGTATTGCGAGACTACAAACGTGATACAAACAAACTGGACTTCGTGGATATGATTGATCGTTTTATAGTAGAGGAACAAGCTCCAAGGTTGGAGGTCCTGATTGTCGATGAAGCTCAAGACTTGGCCCCGATACAGTGGCGCATGGTCCACGATGTGCTCAAGCCACGAGCAAAGCGAATCTATTTTGCAGGGGATGATGATCAATGTATCTATTCTTGGATGGGTGTGGATGTTCGTGACTTCTTAAACGCATCAGAAAATAAGATGGTATTAGATAAGTCATATCGTCTTCCAAGAAACGTCTATGACATAGCGGAATCTCTAATAAATCGAGTGGTTGTGCGACAGCCAAAAGTGTGGTCACCTGTAAGTGAAGCTGGGCAAGTTGTCTGGCATCACGATATCATGGACCTCAACTTTAGCAGCGGCGAGTGGCTGATCCTTGCTCGAACAAACTACATTGCTAATAAGATTGCAACAGACCTCAAGGAACAGGGCTACCTGTTCTGGCGTGAAGGTTCTGGTTGGTCCATTTCACCCAATGTACTAACTGGAATAGAGGTATGGCTTAAATTATGCAAAGGTTTGACCGCTACGGCAATGGAACTGAAGACGTTATCTACATTATTAAGGTCGGATATCGTGACCAAATCTGGAAGGAAGAACTTAGCCACCCTCGACAACGAAATTCCTTACGCTCTCGACGACGTAAAAGAGAACTTCTGTACGAGCGACTTGAGAGAGAAGCCTTGGTACGAAGTGTTGAAAGTGGCAGAGCAGGAAAGAATATATATCACCTCTGTTCGTCGGATGGGAGAGAAGATACTGACGGACAAGCCGAGGGTCAAGATATCGACAATTCACAAAGCCAAAGGTGGCGAGGCGGATAACGTCGCTCTTGTTTTAGATACATCCAGAGCCTGCGCTGAAAGCAGAGATCAAGACAGTGAGATTCGCACGTTTTATGTTGGGATGACTCGTGCTAAAAAAGCATTACATCTTATAGAGAAACAGACACGATACGGATTTGTAGTATGAAAGACAGAAAGTATTTTTTGGACACCGCTGAAGGTTTAATCAACGGTCCGAGGGCCAAGGAATATGGTCCTGCAAAGATGAATCATGAGCGTATTGCAAAGATATGGGGTATCATTCTTGAGCGTGAGATAACACCCGAAGAAGTTGTCGCCTGTATGGTTGGCCTAAAGCTTGCACGTTTAGCAGAGAACATGGACAAAGATGATTCATGGATAGATATCATAGGATATGCTGCGTTAGGTGGGGAGATCATCAACGATGAAAGTTGATTTGTTTGATCCAGAAAATGAAGACTGGTTACCACCGTCAAGCTTTCCAGACCTGACGGTCTACGACAGGATAGCTGTAGACTTGGAAACAAAGGACCCAAACTTAACCACTTTAGGTCCAGGCTGGTGTCGTGATGACGGGTATATTATAGGGTATGCGGTTGCTGCTGGAGACTTTGTTGGGTACTTCCCTGTAAGGCACAAGTCAGGAAATCTACCAGAAAAAACTGTGGTAAACTGGCTGAAGAAACAGTTAGCCACACCTCACATAGAAAAGGTGATGCACAACTGTATGTACGACCTTGGTTGGCTCCGCTGGGCAGGTATCGAAGTGCAGGGTAAGATTATCGATACAATGATAGCCGCACCACTTCTGAACGAACACAGAAGATATTACAACCTGAACTCTTTGTCCGGTGAGTATCTGGGCGAATGGAAGAACGAAAAGATGTTACGGTCTGCGGCAGATATGTATGGCGTGGACCCAAAGGCTGAGATGTGGAAGTTGGACTCCACATTTGTGGGCAGGTATGCAGAGCAAGATGCGTCTGTCACCTTACGTCTGTGGGATAGGTTACGGGCTGACCTTGTAAGCGATGAATGCACAGGCATATTTGATCTAGAGTCAAGCCTGTTGCCAGTTCTTTTGGACATGAAAACTCGCGGTGTGCGGGTTGACATTGATAAAGCTGAACGTGTGCAGAAAGATTTAAAGCAACGTGAAGATGTCTTGTTAGCGGAAATAAAGGATCTTACCCAAGTCAATGTCGAACCGTGGGTCGCTACATCTATAGCAAAGGCGTTCGATGCCGTTGGGCTGACGTACAATAGGACAGAAAAGACGAATGCTCCTGCCTTTACAAAACAGTTTCTTGCGAACCATGACCACCCACTTGCGCAAAAGATTCTGCGCCTTCGTGAGTTTAACAAAGCCAACACGACTTTTGTTGAGACTATACTTCAGCATTCGCATAACGGTCGTATCCATTGTGATTTTAATCCTCTTCGTTCAGATGAAGGGGGCACAGTCACAGGACGATTTTCTTCGTCCAACCCGAACCTCCAGCAAATCCCGGCAAGAGACCCAGAAATCAAAGCGATGATCCGTGGTTTGTTCATCCCAGAAGAGGGATGTAAGTGGGGTTCTTTTGACTACGCCTCACAAGAACCACGCTGGCTTGCCCACTACTGTTCTACACTAAAAGGCGCACACCGTCACCCACAAATAGACGACGTTGTAAAAATGTATAACGAGGGTGAGGCTGACTTTCACCAGATGGTGGCGGATATTGCTGGCATTAGTCGTAAACAGGCAAAGACTGTGAACCTTGGTATCATGTATGGTATGGGTCGTGGTAAGCTGGCTGGGGTTATGGATATCACAGAAGAAGAGGCCAAAGAGTTGTTGGGTCAGTACCATGATAAGGTGCCGTTTGTAAAAGGCATCGCTGACTTTGCTATGGACAGAGCACAAAATGTAGGACATATCCGAACGTGCTTGGGTCGTAAGTGTAGGTTTGACATGTGGCAACCTAAGTCATACGGTTATAGTAAAGCATTACCGTTAGAGGAAGCAGCGAAAGAGTACGGCGGAAGGGCCGCTATCAAACGTGCCTTTACATACAAGGCACTCAACAGGCTGATTCAAGGATCAAGTGCTGACCAGACCAAGAAAGCGATGGTTGATTGCTACGCAGAAGGTCTGCTTCCTATGCTGACGGTACACGATGAACTTTGTTTTAACATAGAGAATGACAAACAGGTGAAGCGAATAACAGAAATCATGACAACCTGCGTTCCTAATTTGAACATACCGTTTGAAGTTGATTCCGCAATCGTAGATAACTGGGGGGAGGTGGAGTAAATAATGTTTACCGCAATCTTGGTAGCCTGTCACGCATACACAAATGTGGGCTGCTTTATGCTGACTGATGACAGAGGCCCATATGAAACTATGGAACAGTGTGAAGAACGCATCGATGAGATGTTAGCTAACACAATAAGAGTGTGGCTTGATCACAAAGCACCGTTAGTTGTAACAGGATGGAATTGTAAAAGAGATGTATCAGAAACCTAAGTGCTGGGCATGTGGGCATGACCTAATATGGGGTGGTGATCATGACAGTGAAGATGCAGATGGCAAGGAATATATTGAATCAAACTTGTCCTGCTCCAACTGTGATGCGTTTTATCTGTACTTTCAGCCCCTAGATTGCGATTCTGAGCGACCTGAAGGTAGTTAGACACGGCTATCGTTGCTGAAGGCCCTGAGAATCGATGTTTT